GCAGTGTTGCCCAATAGCCTGAAGACGGAAGTGGTCATGACGGCCAACGTTCGTGAGTGGCGCCATTTCTTCCGTCTGCGTTGTGCCCCTGCGGCGCATCCGCAAATGCGGGAGGTTGCGAAGGAAGCATATGCCCTGTGCAACGGTCTGTATCCGGCCTTGTTCGGAGATTTGGAGGTAAACAATGGCTGATAATGTGAATCATCCCGACCATTACACTAGCGGCAAGATTGAAGTTATTGACTTTATCGACGACAAGGAGCTTAACTTCAATCTCGGTAACGTTATCAAGTACGTGTCGCGAGCCGGCCGGAAGAAGTCCAAAGGCAAGAGCGACGAGGCTAAGGCGCTCGAGGATTTGAAGAAGGCCGCCTGGTACCTGAACCATGAGATTGAAAGGAGGGAAGGAAATGCAACTGATTAACATCTATCCCCTGGGCAACCTTTGCATGGAGTATTCGCAGTCGATGCATATGTTCTTGACGCATCTGGTTGAGAAGTATCCGATGTATCGGAATGTTGCCCAGAGTGTCAAGGGTTACAAGATTCTGGATAATAGTCTCATCGAGTTGGGTGACGCCGTTGATGTGTCTCGAGTGTGCGACGCCGCCGAACGTATCGAGGCTCATGAGATTATCCTTCCTGATGCGTTTCAGGATCGCGACAAGACTTTGGCGAGAGTCGATAAGGCTCTGAATGATATCATCAAGCGTTATGGCTATAAGCGCCCCTTTAAGCTGATGGCGGTTGCGCAAGGTAAGGATATGGCTGAGTGGGTTGATTGCTATGAGAACCTGTTGGCCATCGAGGAAGTGGATGTCATTGGTGTTCCCAAGGTACTTGCCAAGACAGCTCCCGGTGGGCGGCCTCAGATTGTCAATGAGGTATGTCAGCTCAAGGATAAGCCACATCACCTTCTCGGCCTGTGGTACTCTGTGTCCGAGATTGTGGAGTATGAGCATCCGGAGGATATCCGGTCTCTCGATACCGTCTTGATGAGCTATCTGACCAAGAATCATATCCGACATACCATGGGCGTACGGCCTGATGGTTTCACCGTAGATTTGGAGCGCGATGTCATCAATCAGGAAGACTTGCGGCAACATACTCTGATATGCCGAGAGTACTTTCGGGAAGCGGGGATTATGATATGACAGAACTCGAAAGAGTGGTCCGGGCTATATGCCCGGACTTTCCCGAAGACAAACAAGTGAAGTCTTCGCATGACCAGTTCACCTGGTTTAAGGTTATCCGTGCAACAAATACTTTAGTCATCCCGCCCATCAATTATGTCAAAAGTAACATGGTGGTGCTGGATAAGACCGTTGAGGCTATCACTGCCTTTGCACATGCCGATATGGATGCGCCTGAGTATGATTGGGATAACCTGAATCTGTATGAAGCCAGCGAGCCTACGGATATCTGGACCACGATAAAACAGGTGCAGGGCATCGCGCAAGGTGGGCTTGTTGCGTGCGATATTGAGACTCGTCGAGTCGAGTGGGAGGATAACAAGCTTCTGAGTATTGGCTTCGCGACGGATTCAAGTACGTGTTATGCTCTGCGCAACATACCTATCAATGGGTCCAACGGTCCTGAGCATTCAAATTTAATATGGAGAGCTCTCGAAGAGCTGTTTGGGGATAAGAACATTCGATTCATTTGGCACAACGGCAAGTTCGACTGCAGCCGGTTGAAGTACCTGTGCAACCTCGATGCTCGTATCGATGAAGACACGATGTTGAAGCATTACGTGGCAGTCAACGAGAAGCGCGGTACTCATGGCTTGAAGGATCTCGGCCAGCTGTACCTTCAAGCGCCTGCATGGGATGATGAGCTGGATAAGATTAAGCGAGAGTATTGCAAAGCACACGGGATGCGTATCGGCGATTTCATGTACGACGATATTCCTACTGAGGTCTTGATTCCTTATATGCAGCGCGATTGCATTGCGACTATGCGCTTATATCATGTGTTTAACAAGCTTGGAAGACCTGAAGCGGACTTTATCTATAGAAAGCTTATCGAAGCGTCTAACGTGTATATGCGCGTAGAATTAGCTGGAGTTCAGCTTGATATGGATTACCTTGAGGATTTGGAATATGACCTCGAGAAAGAGTATGTCGAGGCTTCGAAGCACTTGGACGAAGTCGTAAAGGATATCTGGGATCCTATGGCCTATGCCGTTAAGACGAAAGCCAAGGCGCGCCCCGATACGGAGTTCAATATCAAGTCCCCGAAGCAGTTGAAGTGGATGCTCGAAACTGTTTTGGGCTCGCCTGTGCCTAACACGAGTGCAGAGACTATCGAGGAGCTTATCGATGAAGTCGAAGCGGGTGTCATTACGAATCCGAAGGCAAAAGAGTTCTTGGAGGCCATCGGGGCTGTGCGTAAGAATGGTAAGTACATGGACACTTACGTGCAGGGGTTGCGTGAATGTGTGTGTAAGGATCTACGTATCAGAGGTACGTTTAACCTGCACGGTACTGAGACGGGCCGACTGAGCTCGTCCAATCCTAACATGCAGAATATTCCACGTGACAAGCGTATCAAGAATCTGTTGCGCGCAAAGGAAGGCTATAAGCTAGTCCAGATGGACTACAGTCAGGCTGAGCTGCGCGTGTTGGCTCTCCTCTCTGGTGATCCTTGGTTGACTCAGGTTTATAAGGACGGCAAGGATTTGCACGACGCCGTTGCAACAGACATGTTCGGGCCGAACTTTGATAAAGAGCAGCGTGTCATGGCGAAGACGATTAACTTCGGTATTGCCTATGGTCGCGGGCCTGGAAGTATTGCTCGGACTTTCAAAAAGTCGATGGGCGAAGCGAAAGCCATTATTGATAAATGGTATCGTCCGATGCCGCGAGTCAAGGAATGGATTGAGAATCGTCGCAACATGGCTCGCAAGGGCGAAGCTTGCGTAACGGAGTTTGGCCGTGAGCGTCATTTCGTCCTGACAAACGAAAATCTTAACCATGTGCAGAATGAATACATCAACACGCCTATTCAGAGCATCGCCAGTGACTTCACAATGTTCTCGTTGCTTGAGATTGACGCGTTTCTTGAGCAGGAGAACCTGCGGTCTGTTGCGCAGATAGTAACTACGGTCCATGACTCTATTATTTTAGAGGTCAAAGAGGACAAAGAGCTCATCAAGCGCATCGCAGACAAGTGTACCTGGATTATGGCGACTGTTCCTCAGCGCTATCTGAAAGAGTGCCCTGTACCCTTCAGAGCAGATGTTGAGGTCGGGGATGCTTGGGGCAAGCTAAAAGATTTGGAGGAGTATCTTGATGGATGATTATATCTCTGTGCAACTTACTCCGGAGGAACGCCGAGAGCTTCTCCCCATGTTAATGGGATACGTTTTGCACAGGAATAGCCAGTTGGTTCGTATCGAGGACAATGTAGTCAATCGCATTGTCCTCGGTCGAGACCCCTTGGAGGGTATGCGAGCTCCTGAGATTAAGAACCTTGACTGGTATGATACACGGCTGGCCGAGTATCAGCTCAAGGACGGAATCAAGGCTATTCAGTTGGGCAACTGTCTCAATCGAAATCGAATGGGTTTCGGCAAGACGGTCGAGACTATTGTGACGCTGAAAGCTTGGGATGCACGAGACACCGTGATAGTTGCGCCGAAACCTGTCTGTAATCAGTGGAAGGAACACTACAAGGAATGGTGGCCTGAAATGTATGAGGATGTGGGTGTATTCGATTTGAAGAAACCTACGGTGATCCTCAATTACGAGAAGCTGCTGCAGACAGCTACGCTGAGCAAGTTGCGCAGTAGGAGACATGATTGCGTAGTGTTCGATGAAGTCCATTATATTAAGAATAAGGACTCTCAAAGGACGATTGCATCGAAACAAATTCCTGCGGCGTGTCATCTTGGTTTAACAGGTACACCTATCCTTAAGCAGCCCGATGACCTCTGGTCTATTTTGAATGGATTGGATTGGAGGTATAGTGGCAAGAGTTACTGGACGTTCGTGAACTATTTCTGTAACGTCGTCGATGGCTACTTTGGAAGGTCTATTGAAGGCTTGACGAAAAATACGGCGCATATCGCAATCCTCCATAAACTACTCGATCTGGTATCTCTGTACAACGGTGAAATTGAAGTGGCTCATGGTAAGCATCGTACGGAGATTTGGCTCGATATGTCTCCTAAGCAAGCGACGCTCTATAAGAAGATTAAGAAGCTTGTTCTGGATGAACTCCCTGAGAACTGTACGATTGCCAACGGCGCAGTGCTTGCGCTTAGGTTGCAACAAACCACTTCGTGGCCCGGCTTGTTCGAAGTCATGGAGGGCGGAGCCAAGTTCGAGTGGGTCCGTAACTTCTGTGAGTCTACGGACGAGCAGGTAGCCGTCTTCACCAAATTTGAAAAGACCGCGGCAGCGCTGCAAGTGTACCTCCGTAAGCACAAGATTACGTCCACGACATATACTGGTGCCTTGACTGCCCAGGTACGTGAGCAGAACAAGCAGCGCTTCGTTGCAGGAGCAGTTCAGGTTATTATCGGAACTATCGGCGCTATGGGTACTGGTGTAGATGGCCTGCAAAAGGCTCGACTCGGCATCATGATGGAGCGTGACTGGTCTCCTGAGATCAACGAGCAGTGCGAAGATCGGCTACATAGAAGAGGTCAGGATAATCCGGTTATGTGGTACTATCTCGGTTGCAATAAGTCCTTTGATAAGCGCGTCGGTAAAATCAATCTCTCGAAGGCGGACTCTATACGAGCTGCACTGGAGGTAGATGAATGAAACATTATGAGGTAGCTTTAACGAATGGTAACATCTTAGGGCACGATGAAACTATTCTCAGCTTCAGAGCCACCCGTGATGGTTGGACTACTCTTTTCAATTCGGATGAAACGGCTCTGTACACTATTCCGAGTTGTAACATCTTGTGGATTCACTTAACGGATACTCCTGCGGAGAAGGCGGATCCGGTACGCCCTCTGAACACTATCGATGACTGGCCTACGTTATGTGAATTTCCTGATGCAGAGCCTTGCGGTTACGGCATCTTAAAGTGGCATGGCGACGAGTACAAAGTTTATATGGGTAATGTCGAAGCTTATGAGTTGCGTTGTGTCGGACAAGTCATGACGCCTAAAATGTATGGTGACGATCGCGGTCTGAATCGTACTATGAAGCATAAGTTTATTTTGATCGAGGTGTAGTATGGAACAGTTATCAATCCTTGCCTTGGACCCTGGTGAGTCTACCGGATGGTGTTACCTCGATAGAGAGGACAATATGCAGGCAGGTACGGCCCCGAAGAATCACGTGGAGGTTGCGCAGCTAATAGAGAGACTCGACCCGGATGTTGTCGTTTACGAGACCTTTAACCTGTATCCCGGAAAGGCTCAGAAGATGGTCTGGAACAGTTTCTATCCGTGTGAGGTCATTGGCGTGATCCTATATGTTGCAACGATACATGGTAAGCAAATTGTGAGGCAAGCTCCGCCGGTAAAAAAGTACGCAGGAAAGCTGCCTGATAAATTCGTACGGCTTTCCCGCGTAGAGAAGCTCACTGAGCATTCGAAGGATGCTTGCCAGCATCTGTGTTATTACCTTCGGCAATCTGGAGTGATCGATCGAGTTTTGAATTGACCACCTGCCAATAGCTCGGCGAGGTAAGAAACTCTTGCATTTGTAACCCAAGATTTAGGATGGTTATTACATCCAGAAAATCGTATTCTTTATCCATATAATCACCTCCTCTGCGCAACGTGCTCGCGTCAGCGAGTTAATAGGAGAGCCCCGATCAGATGACTGGTCGAGGCTCTTTTGTTTTGGTTAGTCGAGGAAGTATTTCTCAACCTTGAGAGGCTTCGCGTCCGGATCCTCGATGAAGTCCTTGGCCAGGTGGAAGTAGAAGTCTTCGTCACTCTGGAGGTTGAACTGCTTCGCGGTGTCATAGTAGTCGTTGTAGCACATGTTCATGACCAGATACCAGTTAACG